GTATCTTGCACTATAGCCATGCTTAAGGGCTACAGTGGATTTTTAGAACAGTCTCAACTTTTTTGAGGGCTAAAAATTGTTTGACGGGACACCTTTCACAGCTTTGAAAATCAACTATAATTTGACAAAAAAATGGGACACCCTGTCCCTCTGGACTTGTTGATTTTCTAAGTTTGTCCCGCATTGTTGTCAAACTCTCACAGCCCTCTAATCTTCTTCCTTACGAGATCTCTCAGTGCTTCTCCGTAGTGGTTCGTTAGCTCTCGCCCAAGCCCTGAGGTGAGGAACTCTACAAACAAGCCTCGCTTTAGGACTTCTTCTATAATCATCTTCACCGTCCCTTCCGCAAAATTCTTCTTGCCCCAAACCCACCTTTGGTGTGGTAGTGGCTTGGGAGGTTGGGGCGGGCTTTCGTTCTCTTTTTTCGTGTTCCTCTTGGGTGTTCTTCTCTTTTGCTTGTTGAATATATCTTCATACCTTGGGAGCGGTTGGGCTTCTGGTCTTTCTTCTATCCCACAATGCCAGCCCTTCACTACCTCTGCCAGCCATTCTATACCTGCAATCTTATACCCGTCTTTTTTCCGTACCCTTTCAGCATATTCAAAATCTTCTATATAGGTATATGTAAGCGTGCATCTGATGTTGAATTTCTCAAGCTCCTCTTGAGTTTCTCTTGTTGCGTCAAGCAGTGGTTGATCGGAAAGGACGAGTACTCTCTCGTTTTCTCTCTCAAGGAAGTATATCCACATTTACCAATATCTCCAACGCCCATCCTCCCCACGGCGGTATTTGTTTGCGTATCTATATATCAATAAGGAGTATTGGTAGTTGATTTCACAGGCACTTCTGTATTGCTTGCACTCAGTCCCTACCTTCCATACGCACACATTCCCTCTTCTACAAAATTGCAGGCACTTCTCCCACTCCCAAGACCCAGCCCGCCTGCATTCCCTAATCACCCAATCACCTCCGTTATAGCGTTGATATACAATCCAGAGGCGTGGGGCGGGAGTGCTTTTGATAAGCGTGTTCAGGTAGTAAGCAAAGGCGTAAAAGTGGTCCTTGCTGTATGGCTTTGTGTAGTCAGGGAACAGTGGGCGTAGTGTTGGGTCAAGGAATTTAGGTGTCAATTGGAAATATCCAACTGAACCGTGTCCGTCCGCACTTTCTTTCCACCGACAGGATGTTTCTTTTTCTGCAGTGGCTATGTTGTAATGGATAGGGTAGTCTGGAGCTATGTATTTATGCGAGGCGTCTCGTATAGCAGGCTCAAGCTTTAGGCACTTTGGGTTAGCCCAGAGCAAAGACAAGCCCGATGTAAAGAAGTAGAACAATGCTATAAATCTTGTCATAAGGGTCCCTCCAATCAATAAAACCCACCTTGAGAACTCTCGTAATGTAGTAATAGACCAGTCCCGCACTTGCCAATGCCGCCTTTCTGGCTATTGCACTCAAAAGCGTGGGCTGGTCGTAGACATATGTAAAAGCTACAAGCATAAACACAACCGCAAGGGTTATATCAATGCTGTAGTGTTTGAATATTCTTTTAAGCAGTTCTACTGTCTGCATGTTTCAATCACCTCCCGCAGGATTTGGTTTTCTCTTTCAAGTCTAAACATGTAATTGAGTAAAGACTGCAATTTTTCAGTAGTTGGCTGGTCGGGTTTGATAACGGGTCTTTCTGTTTTTGGGATGTCAGGGACAGGACATTTTACAATGACTTCTTTCTCTATCACTTGTGGCTTTGTAGCACATGAGAACAAAAACAGGCTAAGGGCTAAAATGCTTGCTTGCCTCATCTATCATCTCCTTAAGTGCTTCGCATTCATTTGTAGTTTTTGGGATGCTTATCTGTGGGATGGGTTCTGTAGCTTTTTTCAGGAGGGCAGTATATCTCTGTTCTATCTTTCTTTTGTCAAGTTCGCACTTGCTTTTTAGCTCGGAGTATAGCTGTGTGTATTTGATAAGGTTTTCTTGTGTGGCTTGAAGTTCTGCTTTGCACATGGAAAGTTTCTCTATTGTCTTAAAGTGTGTCTTACGTTCGTAAACCCAAGCACCGAACAACATCAAAGCTATAATTGTGCTTACAGAAAACAAAGTTTTAAACATCCAACCTAATCTCCAAGCTTCTTAGTTCCTCTAAAGTTTTTGCGTTTCTGATCGCTTGTTTCATTTGTTCATTCCATTAATGAATGCTAAGCTTGCGTGAAAGCCATCTACGGTGTCGGCAAAGGATGTTTTGATGTCTTGCCAGTTCGAACCGTTGTAGTATTTCAGAAGGATTTCGCCGAGGTCTGGGTCTTGGGCGTAAATACCGATTTGTCGCATGAAGAAGCCTTGAGAAAGACCGGCGTTGGTTAGCACGAACCTTAGCTGGACCGTCCCGTCGCCAACTACTCTAATATTCTGTATAGGCAAGTTTAGCTTAGGATATACGAGGTCGTTTAACTGGGTTGGGTCAGTGCTTGTATCCCAGAGTCCGTCTCCAAGCTTAATCTTGGTGAACGTTAGCTGGGCTCCGGTCTGTGCTTTAGCTAAAAGATTTCTACCTCTCTGCGTTAGCACAGTGCCTCTAAAGTCCGCCATTTGCTACCTCCTAATTAGCTGGATATATAGCCATGTAGCTGGCGATTCTCTGAGCTGAGCCGGTGTAAAGGGTATAAGGTTCAATTGATGTGCCTACATGCAAACCGATTTGATAGTGTTTTCCGTTTTTCTGAGCGAATGCGTAGTATAGTGTTTGAGTATATTCTCTGTGGAAGCCGATTGCGTCAAGCCAGCTGCGGACATTTTTGTATTCATTGATTAGTTTAGTGAGTCTGATGTATGTCTCTTCGTCTTGGATGATGCTTTTAACAAGCACTCTAAACTTGTATGGATCGCCGTTGTAGTCAAACCATTCTTGCAAGCTTGCATCCAAACCTAAAGCTTGAAAGACCTTCTTTATTGCGTAGGGTGTTCCCTTGTAGCGGTGGAGTTCAATTGCGTTCTTGATTAGATTGCGTTTTTCTTCAGTGTTCTGGGCTTGTTCGTAGCCTTCAATGTGGAATTGCCAAGCCAAAAGGTCAAGGAGCTTTTCATTCTCTATCTCATCGATGCGAGGATAGATAAGAACATTGATAATGCGATTCTTCAGTTCTTCAAAGCTTACATCAAAGGTATCTACTAAGTGCTGAAGCTCCTTTATGCTTGGAGGGGTGAGTTCTTTAATCATCCACAAGACCTCAGACTGGATAAAAGAAAGCTTGGGGGCATCTTTTCTATTCACATAGAAGGTTAGATCAATGTCGTAGTAGGCTATCTCGTGTGCAGAGACTAAGACTTGATCAGTCAAGGGGCGCACACGCTCTGAAGACAAATAATCCCGGACAAGGGAGAGCATGCTTTCATCCGGGATGTTACCACCTTTCACGGTAAAGATGATTTTTACCTGACCGGGGGCGGGGCTATAGACTTCCACATCTTCTATGTCTTGGTGGGCGGAAAGTGTGTGATAGATGTAAGCTTGCTTTGAGCCTGCGTTGGTGAAGCGTTCAATGGATAGCCTTATCCTCTCACGAAAGCGTTCGTCATCTTCTTCGTCTGCACCATACATGCTCATTGTGATGTTTGAGACGGAAGTGATGTAAGGCAGTGGGTCCATGAGGTCTTTTATCTGTCCGGGAGAAAAGCCGTTGCCTTTTGTGCCTGCTTCGCTACACTCAGCTAAAACATCAACAAACAGGCTTCCAGCTGGGATTTTTGCTTCCTGCAAAGTTGCAAAATAAAGGTCTCCTCCTGCGGATACCCTTGTTCCTGCAGGGATGACCACATCAAAGCTTAGAGGTTCGGACAAAGAGAATCGTAAGATGGTTTGAGCCTTCCGGGCGGGAAGTCTTTGAATACCGTAAAACTGTGCGAGGGTATCAAGATATTGCCCTTTTGCAAAAGCAAGCAAGTTTTGCTTTGCGGTTTCGTTTATGGCTATGGCTAAGAGGGTGCTTGCGTAGGTCTGAAGATTGATTAGCAAGCGTTCAGGGTCTGCTGGGTAGAGTGGGCGCTGTGTGATGTTTTCATAAGCGTCAATTAGCACACCTTCCCAATAAGTTGCGTCCGTCTCTACAAACTTTATATCCATAGCGTCTGCCTCGTTTCTATGTCTTCAATGGCTAAAAGGAGTTCTATCTTTGTCCTGTCAAGGCGTCTATCAAGCTTGACTTCCTTAACCTTGACTCGTGGTTCCCATTTCTCTATTTCATCCACGATATAAGCTTTGATCTTGCCGGCGGTCAAAGCGGTCAGGGGTTGGTCTATAAATCTGTAGAGTTCTGAGCCAAACTCGGGACGGTGCACGTCGGAACCCTTGGGCGTTGTTAAGATCACACGGATATTTTGCAAGACGCTTTTTACGGCGTCTCGTTCAATAACAGTCATAGTTAAAAGGATGGCAGATGGGAAGGAAGATTTCAAGCAAAGATTGCACGAAAAAGGGGGCTTAAAAGAGTTTAACGGTGGCTGATGGAGAGCTTCCGGAAAGTCCAGACAGCCAGCTTTCTATATCTTCTTTTAAGCGCCCAGCAGTTTGGATGGCGAGGCTTTCGTCGTTTGAAACCACATAAACACCGTTTCTGACAAAGATGTAGTTCGTTTCGTATTTTTGGGTCTGAGGGTTGAGAACTCTCTGTATGAAAACATACTCGGGCTTTCTTATCACTTCATAGCTCAGTTGTTCGTATTCTTTGAGAGATTGCACGTTTAAGTCTTTGGCATGCTTTTCAAACTCCGCTTTAAGCCTGCTGGCTTTTGCGTCAAGGGTGCCGTCGGGATTGCGCCTCCAGTCGCTTCCAAGATGTGCTCTTATGCGGGCGGTTATCTCCTCTGGGCGTAAAGCTTTTAACTCGGTGGTCAATTCCTGCAAAATTGCAGTTTCCTCCAGAGATCTGGGCGGGACAACCGTCTCTACGACGACCGGGTAGGGTTCTTCAATCTCTTCAATAAAAGAGACGATCCTGCATCTACAGTGTGGGTGGGCTGGTGGCATCTTTGAAGGCATCTGTGGGCTTGGCAGGCTTTTTAGCTTATCCAGTGGGAAGCTTGTCAGGAAAGGCTTTACTTCAGGTAAAGATGCTGGGTCTGACTCTATAAGCTCTAAGGTTCTGATTGCCTCTCCCGTATCAAAAACTCTGCCATCCATTGCCCTGCAGTAAGGGCATGTTAGCCTATCTCCCACCGCATCCCAGCGGTATTTTGTGATCCTCGCCTTCGCTATAGCCCTCAGTCTTGCAGAGTTGCGAAGATGATTAACTGATGTATCTATGATCTGTCTTGCTTTGCCCTCTGTTCTTTGCTTGAGATAGCTTCCGAATTCGTTCAGAAAGTGCTTTATACCCTCTTGCCCTTTACCGATAGGGTTTCCTTGCTCTAAGTAATACTTAGAAAGCCATCTGACCACATCTAAGCGAAGCTTTTTGTCTCCCTGAAAGAACTTGCCGAGATAGAAATCAGTTAGGGAGAGGGCGTAGTTGATAGATCGTTCATCTGCCATGTTGAAGTCTGTCCGAAGTGGAGCATCTCCAACGGTCTCCTTTTGTGTTTTTTCGTAGATCCTTCTGAACTCGGAGTAAAGCATTTCTTTGTGCTTTGTTGACAGGCGCACCTTCTGTTC